GTTTTCCAAATGAAGCAAATATGATAAAAAGCATACATGGAGAAGTATGGCGGGTAAGACGTGGGCAAGATCCTGTCTGGATGCGTATGTATCAAGATATTGGTGTAGAACCAAAAGATGTACATGAATCAGAATGGCGTTGGGCTAAGGTAGATTTCAACCATATCATATATAATGACTTAGGTATTGATGAACTTAGAAGTCAGGTAAAAGGTCTCCTTGCTTCCAACGAACACCTTGTTTCTGCATAAGACGTTGACAATTTGCACATATAGTTTTAAGATTCAAAATACTGCAATTATCTAAATTACCATCTATGTGATATACATTAAACTGTTCGGTGTGTTTGCTTTTGAATCCACACTTTTCACAACTATCTTTTTTCACATACCCTCTCTGTTTCCATTTAGGTATTCCGTGCTTTGATCCATTACGCAGACATGTTTCGCATTTCTTTCTATAGTACGTCCGGCCATTCTTTTTATAGTTTATAGCCGCAGGTCTGAGTTTACAATCACATAAAGGTCGCATGCTGTATTTACCACACCTTTTTGGTCCCTTTTTCTGGTGTTATTATAAGCATTTTAATTTCAATACGCATAAATACTACGAACACTTTTATTAAGGAGAAACATTATGGCATTATCATCACCAGGTGTTGAGGTTAAAGTAATTGACGAAAGTTTTTACACCCCATCGGAACCAGGCACCGTACCAATGATATTTGTTGCAACTGCCCAGGATAAACAAAATGGTGCAGGTACTGGTACAGCACCAGGAACGACAGCGGCAAATGCAGGTAAACCTTTCTTGGTTACCTCACAAAGAGATTTAGTAGAAACATTCGGAGAACCAACATTTTATACGGATACAAATAATAATCCTATACATGCAGGTGAACTTAATGAATATGGTCTACAAGCGGCTTACTCACTATTAGGAGTAAGTAACAGAGCGTATGTTGTTAGAGCAGGAATTGATCTTGCAGGACTAACAGCAAGTGCAGACGCTCCAACAAGCAATCCAGCAAATGGAACATTTTGGGTAGATACAGCAAGTACTATCTATGGAATATTTGAATGGAATTCAGCGGCCGTAACTACAACTGGCGGACAGTCATTTAGTTACAAGGCTCCAACAGTAATTACTGACGTAACAAAATTAGTTGGTGAAGTTGCAACAGGCGCACCAAAAACATCAGTAGGCGCAGTTGGCGATTATGCTATTACAGCGGCAAGTACACTACATAAACTGTATTACAAAAATGAAAGTGGTACATGGGTTGAAGTTGGAACTGGCGCATGGAAGGCAAGTTGGTCAACAGTATCAGGTACCGCTGGTGCTACAACAACTTCAGGTTTAAATTTTACTATAAACGGTACAACAGTAACAGCAAACGCTTCATCCGCAACAGCATTAGCGGCAGTTATTAACGGCTTGAGTATTTCAGGCGTTACTGCAACAGTTGAAGCGGCTAACGATATACTTAGATTACACTCAACAGGTGTTAATATTGTACTTGCAGAAGGTACAGGCGCATTAACTGATATGGGTCTTACAGCAGGAACATATGCGGCACCGGCGTTGAATATTGCCCCTCATACAAGTGTTCCCGAGTTTGGTGCAAATGATACAACTCCACGTCCAACAGGAAGTATTTGGGCGAAAACTACATCACCTAATAAAGGTGCTAAGTGGGCAATCAAATGTTGGAATGATGCTACAAAACTTTGGGATACCAAAGATGTTCCAATCTTTAGCACAAACCATGCGGCACTTGCTACATTAGATAAATCAGGAGGAGGTGTAAACCTTTCAACTGATTCACTTTACATTAAATCAAATGACGGTGAAGCAACTGATATAGTTGCAAACTTTAAAGTGTACAAACGTAGTGCAACAGGTGCAACAACTATAACTTCTAGTGCAGTTACAACACAAGCATCTAGTGGTACAGCATCATTTACTCTTCAAGAGTCAATTGTAGGCAGTGCAACACTAGCAAGTGCAGTAACAATTTCACAAGCAGTTGATGGCGATGCAGGAGATGCTGATCATATTGCAGGCGCAATTAACTCAGCAGGACTTACAAATGTAAGTGCAAGTGTTGATAGTTCCAACAGAGTTGTAATTTCACACAACAAAGGCGGTGATATTAGAATTAAAGACACAAGTGGTCATTTAGCACAAATTGGCTTTACTACAGCAGATACTACAAACTTATATACTGCTCCAGCAGGTGATACAAGTGCAGACTTTATTGCTACAAACTGGAAAGTACTAAGTGCAACTAATGGTCCAACTGCTCCTACAGCATTAGCAGTGAATGGTACACTATGGTACAATTCTGTTGTTGACGAAGCAGACATTATGATTCACAATGGTACTACTTGGGTAGGTTATCAAGATGCATCTAGTCCTTACTTTGCGGCGGCGGCAGGAGATAAAACTGACCCTGCAGGACCAATTGTAAGTGCTACTGAGCCAGAAGCACTAACAGGACAGTCAGATGGAACTCCACTTAAAGATGGTGACATTTGGATCAATACAACTAATATTGACAAGTATCCAGAGATTTATCGCTGGTCACATGCTAAACAACTTTGGGAATTGTTAGATTCAACAGATCAAACAACTCAAGATGGTGTATTATTTGCAGATGCTCGTTGGTCAACAGCGGGTGCAAACAGCAAAGAAGCAACTATAACTGAATTGTTAACTAGTAACTTCTTAGACTTTGATGCTCCAGATCCTGCACTATATCCAAAAGGCATGATTTTGTTTAACACACGTAGAAGTGGCTTTAATGTAAAGAAATTTGTACGTAACTACATTGACTTAACAGCAGACAACGGACGACAAGGAGATGTTCCTATGTCGGCTTATTATCCACATAGATGGGTAACAGAGTCAATGAACAATGCAGACGGTTCAGGTAAGTTTGGACAATCAGCACAAAGAGCAGTTGTTGTACAAGCAATGCAATCAATGATTAACAGCAACCAAGATATTAGAGATGATGAATCAAGAATCTTTAATTTAATGGCGGCTCCAGGTTATCCAGAACTAATTGGTGAAATGATTTCACTCAACTTTGATAGAGGCTTAACAGCATTTATCGTAGGTGATTCACCAGCAACATTAGATTCAAGTGCTACTGCACTTAACGAATGGGGCACAAACGTTGCTCTTGCTGTTGAAGATAATGCAGATGGCTTAGTAAGCAGAGATGAATACTTAGGTGTTTACTATCCATGGGGCTTTACAAGTGATAACGCTGGTAACAACATTGTTGTTCCGCCAAGTCATATGATGCTTAGAACTATTGCATTAAGCGATCAAGTTTCATTTCCATGGTTTGCTCCAGCAGGAACAAGACGTGGTGGTGTAACAAACGCTACAGCAACAGGATACATTGATAAGGAAGGCGAATTTGTTTCGATTGCACTTAATGAAGGTCAGCGTGATACGTTGTTTGGAATTAGTGTAAACCCAATTACGTTTATTACTGGTGCAGGACTTGTATGTTTTGGTCAAAAGACTAGAGCAAAAAATGCTAGTGCATTAGACAGAGTTAATGTTGCAAGACTTGTAATATACTTGCGTAGTCAACTTAATAAACTTGCTAAACCTTATATCTTTGAGCCAAATGATAAGATCACACGTGATGAGATCAAACAAGCGGCTGAAAGTTTAATGTTAGAACTAGTAGGTAGCAGAGCATTATACGACTACATAGTAGTTTGTGACGAATCAAACAATACACCAAGTAGAATTGATAGAAACGAACTATATTTAGATATAGCAATTGAACCAGTTAAGGCTGTGGAATTTATTTACATTCCATTAAGACTTAAAAACACAGGGGAGATTGCAGGATTATAATTCATAAAAAGAGCCCCTGAAATATGGGGCTCTTGAATGATAAATACTTGTAACAGGAGTAAAACATTATGGCAATTTCAACACTCTCAAAAATTACAGTACCACTAGCGAGCGACGCATCTGCATCAACACAAGGTTTGTTGATGCCAAAACTACAGTATCGCTTTAGAGTGACACTTGAGAATTTTGGTGTATCTACACCAACAACAGAATTAACTAAACAAGTTATTGATGTAACACGCCCAACAGTAAACTTCGAAGAATTAGAAATTCCAGTTTACAACAGTAGAGCATACTTAGCAGGACGTCCTACTTGGGAACCAATTACATTAAACTTAAGAGAAGATGTAAACAACAGTGTACAAAAACTAGTTGGTGAACAACTTCAGAAACAATTTGACTTTTTCGAACAGTCAAGTGCGGCATCAGGTATTGATTACAAATACACTACACGTATTGAAATCTTAGATGGTGGTAACGGTGCTAACACACCAGGCGTACTAGAAACATTCGAGTTATACGGTTGCTTTATACAAAACGCAAACTATAACACACTAGCATATAGTTCAAATGAACCAGTAACTATTGCACTTGCAATGCGTTATGATAATGCTATACAAACACCAACAGGTGAAGGTATTGGTACAGCAGTTGGTAGAACTATTAACAGCCTAGTAACAGGCGGTGGCGGAATATAATAAACCGCATAATATTGCCATAGTATTATAAAAGGGTGGCTTAGGTCACCCTTTTTCATTTTATACGCACTTTTCTTTTAAGGATAAATATTTATATGGCGAACATACTTAATGGATTCTTAAATAACGTTTTACAGGGAGCATTAAACCCTGGTGGTAATTTAAAAGATTATCAACATGCTTCTCGACTATTTGTTGACGATGGTTTTAGGCTTGCACCTAAAACAAAATTTTTATATCATTGTGTATTCGAATTAAGCGATGAAGCAATGAAAGTTATTCCACAATTAGATCAAAGACACAAACAAGAAATTAATATGCTTGTTAAGCAAGTAGATTTACCTAAGTTTAGTATACAGACAGCAACTAAAAATATGTATAATCGAAAAAAGAATCTTCAAACAAGCATTGAATATGATCCAGTCAATATTACATTTCATGATGATAACATGGGATTGACTACTACACTTATGGAAGCATATTATAGATTTTATTTTAGAGACGGCAATCATCGTAGCGAAGGAGTAAGTCCGCCATATAATCCTAGGAATACTTATGGAAATTCTATATCACAAAATTATAGATACGGGTTAGACAACGATCATAAAGCACCTTTCTTTAACAAAATAACCATCTATCAAATGGCTAGACATGAGTACTTGGGATATACTCTAGTAAATCCTATGGTAACTGGTCTTACACATGATCAAATGGATAGCGGAGATAATAGTACACCTTCACAAAACCAAATTAGTATTGCTTACGAAGCAGTATTCTACAGCAGAGGTCCAGTAGGAGAAAATAGTCCTAAAGGATTTGCAACTGCACATTATGATAAAACACCTAGTCCTCTTACAATAGGTGGCGGTGGTACAAGTAGCCTATTCGGTGGCGGTGGTGTTCTTGGCGGAATAAGTGATGTTCTAGGAGATATAGCAGGCGGACAATTCAATCTAGGAACTGCACTTACAGCATTTAACACTTTTAAAAATGCAAAAAATTTAACAAAAGAAGGTTTGCGTGAAGAAGGATTTAATATATTAAAAGGTGCAATCACAAATATAGGTAAGGAAAACGTTGGCGGATTAAGTAATATTAATATACCAAAAACTTCAGGCAACGGAGGAAGTGCGTCAGTGACAAGTACAAACGGAGGATCTGTTAATACTAGCAGTGCAATTTATTCTGATAGAATTATGCAAGCGGCCGCTAATAATAATACAACAGCAGGTGTTAGTGCAAGTAGTAGTAATTTAGATGCTTTCGGTGGTGCTGGAGCAAACGTAGGCACTTCTACATCAGTTGGTTCTAGTTCAGGATCAACATTACAAGCAGAAAGAAATGGACCATAATGGCAAGCACAGGTAGTTACAAATTAGAACCAGTTGATAGTTCTGCAGAAGTAAAAGAGTTTTTTGACAAATACTTTACTGATCCAATATCTTACAGTGCAACACAAGTTGATTCTGTTGTAGGGTTTTTTCTTAAAAGAGGCTTCCAAGAAAATTCAGCAACTGGAGTAGCAACAGTTTTGTTACAACAAGCAAAAATAGACAATGTAAATGTTTATACCTTGCTTGACACATTAAAAGGTTTGACTGATGTACAAATTAGTTCTTTAGTAGGAGAGATTGTCAACTACAACAGATCTAAAGTTAGTGTAATAGGATTTAAAACAACAAACTCTATAACTAGACAAGAATCACGCAACA